GGTCCTAAAACATCTAATACTAAATCCTTTTTATAGAAGTCAGAATATCCATCTCTACCTGTTACTGATTCGTGGTGCAAACGTACCCATTCCATTACTGATTGTGCTCCAGATGGAGTAATTGGATCAAATAATGTCATTTGTACATCACCCCATACTGTTTTACCTTTAACTTTACGTTGTACGTTAATATGGTTTAAAGGTACTTCACCTTGAGTTACAGTAATTGCATTTACTCCTTTTACTATATAGCTAGGTACACCATCCATATAAAGAATAAATCTGTTTGCCTGTTTTGGTTCAAAGGCTGTGAAGAATATTTCGCTTGAATTTAATATTGCCATGTTTTTTTATTTGTTATAAATATTCAATCTTTTAAAATTATGCTGGGAAGGTAGCTCCAGTTGGTGTAATGTTGAAGTTTAAGTAAATAAATTCAGCAGTTTTAGTAGGTTGTAAATAAATTTGTCCTACCATTTGATTTTGGTCAATTACTGTTGGAGTATTATTAGTATCATCCATTATCACTTTAAACGCATACAATCCTTGTCTTTGTTGAACACTTTCTAAGTATGGGTTAACTTGTGCTAAGAAGTTATTTCTTGTAGCAGCTGTATTTTGTTCAAATACTAATGTGTTAGCTACTTGAGAAATATATGACTTAACAGCAATTAATAATCGGCGAACATTTACACGATCTAAAGCACTTGCTCTAGTTTGTAATGTTTTTTGCCCAAATACTACTACTCCTGGTGTGTTTGGGAAGGTAGCTATTGGGTTAATTTTCCCAGTGTATAAAGTATCTCTTTGAGTAGATGATAACATTCTTTCAGCTGATAATACTGTGCTTATTCCACCTCTATTTATACCTGCTGGTGCAAACCATGGTTCAGAAACACTATCATTATAAGCATATACTCCAGCCATCATTGTTGAAGCTGGTACCCAAACTTGTTTTCCTGTTGCGTCAGTAACTTGAACCCATGGCCAGTAAGCTGCAGCGTATGATGTATTCTTTTGTTGTGCTCTTGTGATTACTTGAGAGGTTGATGAACCATATCCTACTAAATCTACTATGTAAATATTATCTCCTCTATTTTGAGCATTAGATATAATAAGGTTTACATTTGAAGTATGACTTGAGAATCCGTCTACTAATCCTGGGGCTAGAATAACATTGTATTGGTAATTATCTCTGTTAGATAACAGATTAATCATATTAGTATAGCAACCTGCTGTTAAACCTTGAGAATCAGTATCACTGATTTGGTCATAAAATTTAGCGTTACCTTTTATTTGACCTGATGCTCCACCGAATGATCCACTAGATGCTATTGGTAATGAACCAGTGTATGATAGATTTGGACTTCCGTCACTTAAAAGATAATTAGGAGTAGTAATGTTTACTTATTTTACACGAATAAGCTCATTTGCTCCTAAATAACTACCAGTTACTTGAAGATAATAACCATCAGTTGTTACTAGATTATATTTTTTATCCCCAATTATTTTAGTAATAAATCTATCACTATATGGATCCAATGATAAGTTTCCAAATGTTGTTCCAGTATTGGTAGCATATGCTGGTTGAGCAGTTGTGTCATTACCCTTTCTGATAAGTAAATCAAATGTTCCTGTAGCTGTGTTTGAATTAGCTATTTGCCATCTTAAATTCTCTGATGTTCCGTTTTCTAATATACCAGCAGCATCTTCAGACCCTGAGCTATTCATTATAATACCTTGGGAAATTGTTTCTAATACAAATACTGGGGAAGTTGCTCCACTAGAACTTACTATTAAACTACTTGTAGCTGAGGTGTAAGAACCTGTTACTACACGTGTCACTAACATTGAATTACCTCCATTAGCAAAATAATTAGCTACAGCGGTAGATGTAAAATAAGCATATTGTTGTTGGTTAGTAGCACTACCACTTGTAAATTTGTCACCAAATATTGATAGATATTGAGAATATGAGGTAACTACTGTAGGTATTTCTACAGGTCCTTTTACAGTTGGGCCTATAATAGCTGCTCCTGCAGTTACAGGACCTGCATTAACAAATGAAGAATCTGTTTCTGAAGCTAAAACGCCTGGGGATAATAAAATTTCTGCCATGGTTTACGTTATGTTTGTTTTAATTATAAATATCTTAAAGAGTGTCAAAATCATGAGATAGGGATGAATTCTCCTTTTTCTAAGTCGATATTTCCATCACCATATTTTTCTTGAAGTTGTTTACCAATTTTAATTTCTTCTTCTATTTGTAATTGAAGAGTTTGTTTTAATTTTTGTTTTTCTAAATCGAGGATTTGAATTTTATATTCTAAGTCTCCAAATGTATCTAATAAAATTTGTTGACTAGATTGAATTTTTTTTAATGATTGAATTTCTTCTTGAGTTAAAACTTTTTTTTCCATAAAATTATTTTTTGTTATTTATTATAAATATCATGAAGGAGTTGGTAAATTATTAATATCTACTACTGTTTCAGATGTTACTACTAATTTATTTCTATTCGAAAATTTACTTACAAATGTTGTACCTTTTTGTATTGTATCAGGTATAATATACCCATGCATTTTTAAACTAAATGTACTTTTAACTACTCTTTCTTTATTATCAGATATTTCAATTGTAGAAGCAAATGAGTCAATATTTGTTTTAAACTTAAAACGCTCAGGATCACCCCAATAAGCATCAGCAGCATATTCTACTGCTTCAATAATTTTATTTAATTGTTCATTATAGTAAGTAAACACAGCACAGTCGTAAGTAACTGTTATATAATCAGGAACAACAGTAGCATATAGTGTTTGTTCTGGTTTGATTCCATTTAAGGTGTTAAACTTACTATATCCATTTTGTTGACTATATTTTTTATTAGTAACAGTAATATTATGAGGTTGATTAGCATCTAATTTATTAGCTAAACTTCTATTTTTTTCAATATTATTTCTTTTAAACATTAAAAGAGGAGCCATTATTCTACTTTGTAAATCTCTTATATACCCAAACTTTTGAAATGAAGCCCATTTTTCAGGTGAACCATATATTATAGGTACCTCTAATCTTTCTCCATTTTGTATTACAAAAGGTTTAATTACATTTTGAAAATAATACATTACCGCCCAGTCTAAGTCCTCTAAACCAATTGAAAATGGTTTTACAGTATCATCTTTAAATGATTGCTGTGTAGCTCTACTAACGTTATTAGCATCATTAGGATTACCAGTAGGAGAAAATCCAGGACCACCAGGTGTAAGTGGTTCTTGTAAAGACTCACTTATTTCTCTTTGGGTTTTAGGTATTGGTTTTCTTTGACTATCCATTATAATCTTTGTTTAATAATATTAATACGATCTGCCGGCACATAGTGTGTTTCACAAACTACACTCACATTATATCCAAATTGATCTAAACCTGGGTTTAATGGGTTTGTACTGTATGGGTAATCAGGATCTTTACCTGCGAAGAATTGTTTAATGTTTGTATTATCTATCTCAAAATAACTTTCTTGGTATAGTATTACATCACCAACTTCAGGATGAACATCAGCATCTACTAAATCATCTCTTAAAAATGCTACTTTAATACTCCAGTCAAAGTCAACACCAAATTCACTTGTAGGACTTGTATTATCACCAACATTAATTAAGGCATTTAATAAAATAGGACCATCAAAGAATTTACCACCTGATGATTCACCATACATGTTTATTTTGGTTTGATTTAAAACATACTTGTAAATAGCAACTTGTTGAGTAATAATATCCCCTAATAACTCTCTGTTTATTTTCCTAAACATTGAAATATCTCTTGCTCCTCCAAATAGTGCCATTATCCTATAAATATTGTCATTGGTACATTGTTAATTTCTTGTCTTCTAAATTCACTTTCATCTTTTCTTCTTTCTAATTGTGACTTTTTAGACATATCTCCTAAATATAATCTTAATCTTTCTAATAATGCTGCTTTATCTGTGGTTGCAGAAGCTAACAAATCAGATTGATTTAATGTCATGTTTTGATCTGGGATTGGAACAGTAGAGTATTTACCTCTAACATATCCTAACATTTCTTTACATAATGCTAGACAATATTCAAATATCCATTGACGTCCAATAGAATTAATTAAACCATATGTTGGGTTTGTATATGGAGCATTAGAAGGATTTGTTACTAAGTAATCTGGGTAATCAATATTTCCTCCTGGTTGGGTGATACTACTATTTATTCTTTCTGAGTCTTTAATATATTCAAACCATAAAAATCCTTCTCTGGCATCATTAATAGATGGTACAGGAAATACTTTTATTTTGTTATTTATAATATTAAATGTGTAAGCAGATAAACGAATTGTATTACTCATTTCTATACCTTGAACTACAGCGGCATCATATGCTACTGGCATCATTAAGTATCCGCCTCCGTATCCTCCACCATACATTCCACCATATAGACCAGCTGCTGGTACTCCTCCTAAACCTCCAAATCCTCCAAATGGAGCATACATTTGACTTACTGCTGGTAAATTTTGATAAAATACAGATTTAATTTCAATTCCACCTGATATACTTTGGCTTATAGCCCACTCAGTTAAATCGTATTCTTGAACTCCTGGTGTTAGGGCTAAAGCCCCACTATAATAGGTTATTGTACCACCTGCTCCAGCTTCTGAGGCATATTGTTGTGACAAACGTATTATTGTCGCCATATTAGGCGTAATAAGCGCGTTATTTACACTTATATCTGCGGGTGCACCCTCTAGTGATAACATATTGTCTACTGTTTGAAACGCGTAGACTTCGTTACCATATGTAGTAATTGCTTCTTCAAAAGCAGCATAAAAATTTAAATCTTGTAATTCAACTTCCATAATGGGATATCCTAGTCGACGAGCACAAAATGTAGCTACTTTATCAGCATCATTTTGAAATTGTGTGTCATAGTCATAAAATCCAAATGGGGTTGACCCAGGAGTAAATGAACTAGAACCAGGATATATAGGAATATTCATGTGTTAGATTTTATTATAAATATTAAAGAAAAATAAAAGATCCCACTAGGAGATCTTTTAAAATATTATTAATTATAATATTAGTAACTAATTCCTACATTTATATCATATGATCCAGATTCAATAGCATTATCACTTAATGTTTGAGATAACATATCAGAAAATATATAAATATAAAATGCATTTGTATTTATTGGAGATGTTAACATAGAAACACTACCTAATGAAGAGGTTGAAACTGGGTAGTAAATTATACTACCAACTATACTTCCAGCAATACTACCTGATATTCCTGAGAATGATCCTGATGATACAAATGTGTATGAACCTGTAGCTGTACGGGTGAATGAGCCGGTTATAAGGTTAGCAGATTTTCCACCTGAACTAGCTGTTATCTGTACCATGGTACTAGTTGATTGATAGATAGATGCTGAATAGAGTGATAAGAATGCCATTGTTTTATTAGTTTAAAGTTACATTATACTGAGGTAAAATTTTAAAATTTGGGAGGGCAACAGTGGATGAAAGATTAAACATTCCAATCCCCCAACATTTAACACTATATGCATTTATTGGTCCCCCATAAGGTGCTCCACCGAATTGAGTTCCTATAGGTGTAAAAGAACCTATATATCTAGCTCCAAGATCAGTATGACCAATGGAATTGGCTATATATTGTTGTGGGAGATTTATAGTGAATGTAGCGGTGCCCGGGTCTCCAGCATTAACGGCTAGATATGGGCTTATATTATCAGCAGTAAATGTTCCTGGGGTGAAAGTAACTGAGGCTGCTACTGGTCCGTTTGTTCCTCCACTAACACCAGCACCATTACCATCATTAGCTGCTGCCCATGG